ATTGCGAGATTTGGTGGAGAATGCCACGCCCACTTCCAGCCTTGCCTTGGCCAGCACCAGCGGAACTATTGCCAATTTCACATCCAGCACGGCCAACATTACGCTTGGGACAATTCCAACCCTTACAACTGGAACGACTACATCAACCAATGAAGTTGTTACGAATGGAACAATCACAAATCTATCCGCAACCACCTCCACATTCCTTGGAACGATTACTGGATCTACAAATGTGGTCAACATTGGCAGTGGGCAGATTTATAAGGATGCGAGTGGTCGGGTTGGGATTGGGACTGCGTCCCCAGATGCAAGCTATAGAATGACTGTTTCGGGATCTCGCAGTGTTGTTGGCCCTGGGATTCTTTTTACAGACTCAGATGCAACACCAACAAACTATGGTTTGTACATTAACGCAAATAAGAGTTTTACAATTTACGATTCAACTGCTGGAGCAAATAGGCTTTTAGTTGATTCGAGTGGTAATGTTGGTGTGGGAACTGCGAGTCCGACTGCACAAGTAACCATTAGTAAAGTTGTAAATTCAGCAACCCTACCAAGCGCATCAGCAAATCACTCTATCTCACTTTACCCACCAACAACTACTGGTTATTATGGTGGTGGTATTTCTTGGTCAGAAGGAGCGAATACTGCCGCTAATATATGTGCTGTGGATGACGGAGCTTCTGGAGCCTTGGGTATTGTTCTTTCTACTGGTAATAATTCTGCAATCACCGAACGCCTCCGCATTGATTCGAGTGGGAATGTTGGGATTGGGCAATCATCCCTCACATCAACCCTAACTGTAAATAAGGCTGGGGCTGATACAACTATACAAATGCAAGAAGGCGGTGTAAATACAGCGCAAATTTCAAGCTATCAGTCCAGCATGTACCTAACTGTTGCTGGTTCTAATAACATTATATTTAGACCAAATAGCACAGAAGCTATGCGGATTAATTCAAGCGGCAATGTTGGGATTGGGACGACATCCATAAATGCAAAGCTTGTTGTATCGGATGGAGCAAATGGTTTAGAGGTTGCGCCAAACGTGTCAAGTAGTACGGTCACGCAATTAACATCTTACAATAGATCAACAAATGCATATACGACATTTAATTTTGATGCGCTAACTACAAGATTCTCAATAAGTGGCACCGAAGCTCTCCGAATTGATTCAAGTGGGAATTTGTTGGTTGGGAAAACATCCCCAAGCACATCAACTGTTGGATTTCAATTCACTCCTTCTGATAATAAAGTTGCGTGTGGAGCTGCTAGTGGTCCATCTGCATTTTTTAATAGAAATACTGATGATGGAATCATAGTTCAAATTGCGCAAGATGGAACTGTTGAGGGAACAATATCAGTAAGTGGAACAACTGTTTCATATAACGGAGGACATCTTTCAAGGTTCTCGCAGTTGCCATCTGGACAGCGAGATCCAGCAATTAAAAAAGGAACTGTATTATCCAATCTTGACGCAATGTGTGAATGGAGAGATGCGGATGGGAACCTTCTCCCTAACGAGCAGTTAAACAAAGTTAAAATTTCAGACGTTGAAGGCGATTTGAATACAGCAGGCGTGTTTGTTAATTGGGATAATGACGATCAAGACAATCCATTTGATCTCAATATGGCAATGACAGGAGATATGATTATCCGTATTGCTCAAGGAACAAGCGTTAATCGTGGTGATTTGTTAATGTCTGCTGGCGATGGAACCGCCAAGCCCCAAGGCGATGACATTATCCGATCCAAGACTATCGCCAAGGTTACTTCAACAAATGTAACTTGCACTTACGAGGACGGAAGCTATTGCGTCCCCTGTGTGCTGATGGCCTGCTAATTTATGAAGCTCGACCTATCCATCCAAGAAGTAAACACCATCCTCGCCTGCCTTGGTCGTGCGCCTTATGAGGCAGTGTTTGAGTTGGTAGAGAAGATTCGCAACCAAGCCAAAGAGCAAACTGAAGCTAAATGACATTAACTGAAATAGCTCAGTATGCAGGCGAGAAGGTTGGCAAGACCGACTCGGATACGATTACCTTTTTGCAGAAGGCTGCAAGCTTGGCCTATCGGCGTGTATGGGACTTTGCGCCTTGGCGTGAGACTGTAACCAACTCTACCTATTCAGTTGGAACAAACAGAACAATCACTCTTGGTACGAATGTAGAGACACCATTATCCGTGGCTTATAATGATGCCGAGGTTGATCCTATTGACCTAGCCACCATTATCAGCCAAGACCCAGGATTGCTGTCAGATGATCGCACTGGTGATCCAGATACCTACCATTTTACAGGTCGCAATAGCAGTGGCGTTGCACAGTTAAACCTTTATCCAAGGCTTGCCACATCTGGAACAATTCCACTTAGGGTTGTCGAGAAGTTAAAATGCATTACACGCACTAACTACATCGTTGACTTTCCTCCGTCCACAGACGCTCTTGGTGACGAACTTCGCTTGCCCCACGTTCATCACTTGGTTCTTGCTTTGACTCACGCTGACGCACTAGAGCGTGAACGGCAGTATGCCAAGGCGCAAGCCATTACGCAGGGTGCAAACTCTGATCTTGCGGCTATGGCTAACTACGAGTTGAGCCAAGTTGGTGGCATTAAGCAGATCACCCCGCAGAGTCTTGGCGAGCTAACTATAGAAGAAATGTTCTCAGCTTAACGGAGGCATTAAATCGTGCCTTATTATTCTGATAATTTGGACGACCTGCTTGCCATAGCAGGATCGCAGAGTTTTGATGGTGGGCAGGTTTCTGGAATTACGCCAAACCTAATTGGCGACAATCAAGCCAGCGAGCTTGTCAACATGACCATCAGTCCTAGCGGGAACCTTGAGTCTCGTCTTGGTATTGAGTCTATGTCAACCAATGTGTCTGGCGGATCAAGCATACAAGGGATGCACTATTTTGATGCGCCATCAATTGAGTCCTTGTTTGTGGCTTCCAACGGAACAGTCTTTCGATCTACTGCTTCATCCACCTTTTCCACTACTGGCGGGACTGTGATTAACCAGAGTGCCGAGGTTGACTTCTCTCAGTTTAACAACCGAATGTATTTTACCGATGGAAGTAGCAACCTTCATTTCTCAAATGGCACAACAACGTATCGGCAAGGCACAACACTAGGATCAGTATCAGTTACATATCCAGGCGTTGGATACACATCAGCACCAGCAGTAACAGTTTCTGCTCCACAAATGGCTTATGGCACAACGGCATCAGCAGTTGCATCTTATGCTGCATCACAAGGAGGAATCGTTACTGGAGTAACAGTTACCAATGGTGGTTCTGGATATACATCTGCACCAACCATAACTATAGCACCACCATCATCTGGAACGGCAGCCACAGCAAATGGAGTCCTGTCAACTTCTTCAGCCCCATCTGGTCTTCGCCTAATTCGCCAGTTTACTAATCGCTTGTTTGCTATTGGAACTGGAGATAATCGCAACACGCTTTACGCATCCGACATTCTTGATGCCGAAATTTGGAAGGCAACCAACAGCATCATTGTTGGAGGTGATGATGGCGAGGACATTGTAGCAATCCAGCCTTTCTACGATTACGAAATCCTTGTTTTCAAGCCAAATAAGATTTACTTGGTAACTGCCGACCCAACCCAAACAACTGCGGCTGGCTGGACGGTGCGACTGCTGAACGATAGGATTGGATGCGTTTCTGGCAGGTCTGTCAACTTCGTCAACAAAGACGTATTCTTTCTTGCTAATGATGGAATTAGGTCTGTAGCCAGGTCTATTGCTGATGATTTTTATATTGTAGGAACGCCAATCAGCGAGCCTGTAAAGAACATCATTGCTAGGATTAACAAGAACTATGTTACGCTTTGTAACGCCGCTTTCTACAACAATAGGTACTTTCTGGCAATCCCATTAGATACAGCAACCACACCAAGCCATATTCTTGTTTACAATGCGCTGTTTAATTCTTTTGAAGGCTTGTGGAGTATTGCAGCATCTAAAATGGTGATTACAAACTTTTCATCTGGATTTACAACAAATGCGTTAAAACTTGCGATTGGAAGTCCTACAAGCAAAGTTGGGCATTATCTTGGCTACAAGGATGCAGATTCCGCTGACCCAACATCAGACTATGTGGATTATACTTCCACAGGAACCTACACAAGTTCAGTCACATCTAAGGCTTACGAGTTTGATGATCGCATAGCGCAGAAGTTTGGATCGCACTACGAGATTGAGTTTTTCAACTCTGGATCTACTAACGCCAGCATCAGCATGAGGCGTGACACGGACGGAACAACAGTAGGAATAGCTTCAAATGTTGACACACGCTCTGCTGGTGGAATTACCCTTCCATTCACTCTCCCAGCTACGCTATCTGCTCAAACCGTAAAGCGGGTTGCTAACAGCCTGCGCTCCTACCAGAAATGGCGCAATATGCGTATGATTATTTCAGCACCATCCAAAAAGCTTTCAGTCCGTGGGATCATGCTTGCGGCAAATCCAGACACAATCGAGGTGCAAAAGAACGCATGACGGCTGTTGAGTATATTGAGCAGAGCAATGTGCCAGAGGCAATGTGGCCTAACCTAGCTGAGTGGTTTGGCTGGTTTGAGAAGCAGGGCATGGTTGGCATTGTTGAGGATAAGGATGGCATCGCTGGGGTGGCTCTAGCTAGGTGCATAAAGGATTGGCAAAAGCCTGACCATTATGTGCATAGCGAGGATGGCGAGAATGTGTTTGTTGATTTGACTATCTCATCGAAAGGTGCTAAATCCTTAAGGTGCTTGCTGTTGCTCCTTTGGGAGCGTTTTGGTCCCCGCAAGCGGATCACCTTTAATCGTTCTGGTAAACCAAGGAGTTACGACTATATGACATTTATGCGAAAGGCTAGGGTTTAACACCATGGGTGGATCTCCGTCTATTCCAGCACCTCCTCCTCCGCCCGATCCGAATGCGGTGGCACAAGCCAATGCAGAGGCTTATAAAAAGAACATTGAAACATACATGGAGAAAGCTCCAGGCATGGCAGAGCTTGAGAATAAGCTTCGCATTCAATACATGCCCCAACAGCGTTCTCTGGAACGCCAACTTTCCGCATTAGACCAACAGGCAGGCGTGCAGGCTGGGATGCAGCTAGAGCGCCAATATGGCCCCCAGCGAACGCTGGAGGCTTTGCGAAGGCAGTATGAGACTAGCCCACAGGCGTATGCTCTAAATCGCGGATTAGGCGATCAGAT